CCTCTGCGTGAGCGCCCGCAAGTTTCAGTGAGGTTTTTCCGTGGGTAAGCGTGGTCCGCCGCCGGCCCCTGCCGCCGTCAAACGCATGCTGGGCAATCCCGGCAAGCGCAAGATTCGGCCCGACCTCCCGTCCCCCCCCGGCGCGCCGCCGATGCCAAAGCGGTTGATGGTGGAGCCGGTCGCAGTGGAGAAGTGGAACGAGCTCACGCCGATCCTGCTGACTCTCGGCACGCTGACGCAGGCCGATGGCGAAGCGTTGGCCACTTTGTGCGAGGTGTACGCTGCTACGCAGGCGTGCCTGCTCGAGCTGCGAGCCACCGGGCCGGTGATGCGGACAGACTTAGGTGGCGTGAAACCGAATCCGGCAGGCCCGTTATATCGCAGTTTAGTGGCGCTCCAGGCGTCGTTAATGGGCGAGTTTGGCCTGACCCCGAGCAGTAGGACACGGCTAGGTGGCAAGGAAGAAAAGCCAACCGACGAAGTCGAAGAGTTCTTCAAGCTCCACGGTGCCTGACCTCTGCAAAGAGGGCCAGGCCAAGTACGAGCGGGTGGTGCATTTCTTCGAGAAGATCCTGCGCCACAGCAAGGGGCAGAACGCCGGCAAGCCGTTCACGCTCCTGCCGTGGCAGCATCACGTCATGCGTGAGCTGTTCGGCCGGCTGAACCCAGACGGCACGCGGCAGCATCGCGTTGGCTACATCGAGCTGCCCAAGAAGCAAGGCAAGAGCACAACACTCGCCGGCATCGCTCTCTACATGACGGCGTTCGACTCCGAGCCTGGTGCCGAGGTTTACGGTGCGGCCTGCGATCGGGAGCAGGCAGGCATCATCTACCGCGAAGCCGCGTCGATGGTGCGGGCTTCGCCTGCGTTGTCTCGGCATCTTGAGGTGATCGACAGCCGCAAGACGATCGTGCACAAGGCAAGCAATTCGTTCTACAGGGTACTTTCTGCCGACGCCTTCAGAGCGGAAGGGCTAAATATTCACGCCCTCCTGTTCGACGAACTGGGTTGAGCCCCTCGGGCTTCGGCTCGGGGGGCTCAACCCGGACAAGCCTGCACGCTCAAAGAGATCGCCGCCTGTGGGACGCTCTCCGCTACGGCGGCGCGGCTAGGCGATCGCCGCTCATTCTCTCGATCACCACGGCGGGCTACGACCGCAAGTCGATCTGCTGGGAGCAGCACGCATACGCCGAGCGGTGCATCGCCGATCCCGGCGTGGACCCGGCCTTCTTCGGGTGCATCTACGCAGCCTCGCCCGAGGACGATTGGAAGGACTCCAAGACGTGGCACAAGGCCAACCCGTCGCTGGGCGAGACGATCACGGTGGAGTCATTTGCCGCCGATGCACGAGAGGCCGAGCAGTCGCCGTCGAAGCTTAATAGCTTTTTGCGATACAGGCTCAATGTCTGGACCACCCAAGACGTTCGCTGGTTGTCTCCAGATAACTGGGCGAAGTGCGGCAAGCCGCTGGCCGGCGACCTCGAGCACCGGGAGTGGTTCGCGGGCCTCGACCTTGCAACCACGTACGACCTTTCCGCATTCGTGCTCGTGAGCCAGGCGGACGATGGCACGTTCGACGTGCTGCCCTACTTCTGGGTGCCGCAGCAGAACGCAGCCGAGCGGGCACAGCGCGACAAGATCGACTACCTCGGCTGGATTCGTGACGGCTATATCCGGGCCACGGATGGCAACGTTACCGACTACGAAGTGATTCGCCGTGACATCGTGGAGCTATCGCAGAAGTTCAACATTCGGCAGGTGGGTATAGATCGCTGGAATGCCACTATGCTCGCCACTGCTCTGCAAGGGGAAGGCGTCAACGTGACAGGCTACGGGCAAGGGTACGGCTCAATGTCGAGCCCGAGCCGCGCCCTCGAAAACTACGTGCTGTCCGAAAGAATCCGCCACGCCAATCACCCTGTGCTGTCGTGGATGGCTGGCAACGTCGCAGTGCAGACCGACCACCAGGGCAACATCAAGCCGAGCAAGGCTAAGTCAACCGAACGCATTGACGGCATCGTGTCGCTGGTTATGGCACTCGGGCTTCACGCAGCGGCAACCACAAAGCCAGCCGAACAATCTTGGGACATCCTGAGCATATGAGCGAACACGCCGCCGCCGACTTCAAGATGTTCGACCTTCGCGGCATCGACTGGCCCGAGGTGTCGCCGTCTCGGACGCCTTCTGGCATCCGCGTGAACGCCGACAACTCGATGGCGTGCTCGGCCTACACGGCCTGCATTCGCGTCATATCGGATGCGGTTTCAGCTCTGCCGCTCCACGTCTACGAGCGGATGGCGAACGGCGGCAAGGCCAAGGCCACGAGCCACCCGGTCTACCGCTTGCTGCACCAGCAGCCCAACCCGTGGCAAACGGCCCAAGAGTTCCGGGATTGGATGACGGGCATGTACTTGCACTACGGTGCGAGCTACGCCGAAATCCGCCCAGGTGCTCGAGGTGCCGTGTCGGAGCTGTGGCCGCTGCACAGTTCCCGCATGGAAGTCGATCGGCTCTCTGACGGCACGCTGCGGTATCGGTATCGTGAGCCGAGTGGGCGGGAGACGATCTATCCCCAAGAGCAGATTTTCGCCCTGCGGTTCACGACCGAGGACGGCATCAAGGCAATCCCGACATATAAGATTTTCCAGAACGCCATCGGTCTGGCCCAAGCGTTGGAGGCTCACGGGTCCACCTACTTCGGCAACGGTGCCCGGCCCGGCATCGTGCTGGAGTCAGAGAACCCGATTCCCGTGGAGGCTGCCGAGCGTCTGCGTGAGCAGTGGGAGCGGATGCACCGGGGCGCTGATCGGGCGTTCCGCACGGCGGTCCTGCCGAACGGCGTGAAGGCTCACGAGCTCAGCGGCAGCAACGAGGCGGCCCAGTTCTTGGAAACGCGGCAGTACCAGGTCATTGAGATCTGCCGGGCGTTCCGCGTGCCGCCCCACATGATCCAAGACCTGACCCGCAGTACGTACAGCAACATCGAGGTGCAGGGCACGGAGTTCGTGCAGCACTGCCTGCTGCCGCACCTGAAGAGATGGGAAGCAGCCATCAGCCGCGATCTGATCGTGGACGATGAGCGGTTCTTCGCGGAGCACTCGGTGAGCGGCCTGCTGCGTGGCGACCACGCGAGCCGGTCGGCCTACTACGTCTCTGCCCTTCAGAATGGGTGGATGACCATAAACGAGATCCGCGAGCTCGAGAACCTGAACCCGATCGGGCCGGAAGGCGATCGGCACTTTGTTCAGCTGAACATGACCACGCTGGATCAGATGGGCCAGCAGCCGCCGGCACCGGAGCCGATGCCCGAGCCGCCCGCCGAAGTAGAAGACAGCCCGGCTGATGCCGCCGAGGACCAGGCCGAACAGGAGGAGTACACCGATGGAAATTGAACGCCGCTGCCTAACCGTAGACGAGGCACCCGAGTGCGAGCTGCAGATCGAAACACGCTCCAGCGGTCGCGAAGCGATCCGGGGGCTGGCGGTGCCCTACAACCGGCTATCCCTTGACCTTGGTGGCTTTCGGGAGCGAATCCTGCCCGGTGCCTTTGATAAGGTGCTGAACCGCCAGCGGGGCAAGGGCGAGATCCTGAGCTACTACAACCACAACAGCGACATGCTGCTGGGCCGGGAGTCGGCTGGCACGCTCGAGATCATCGCTGACGATCGTGGCATCTCGTATGTCGTGGAGCCGCCGGATACCTCGGCGGGCCGTGACGTTCTCGCTTTGGTGCGTTCTCGGAATCTGCGTGGCAGCTCGTTTGCGTTCACCGTGAGCCAGAAGGGCGAGCGGTTCACAACCGACGAAACTGGCAAGGCGATCCGCGAGGTGGTGGAGGCTTCGGGCTTGTACGAAGTCGGCCCCGTCAACGTCCCGGCCTACGGCAGCGCCACGTCTGCGGTTGTGGCCCAACGCTCGTACGAGGCGTGGCTGGCATCGCAGGCCGCAGCAGTCGAGGCAGATGCGGATGCCGAACCAGAAATGAAGAAGGCCATGCGTTCGCTGGTCCGTGACGCAGCTGCTGCGTGGGCTCTGAGGTTGCGACGTGTCTGAAGCACGCTGCACTTGCGGCGAGAAACTCCGGTGCCGCTCCAGCCGTCCATGTGGCGACGAACGGCAGCGGTATCTGCGTTGCCCAAGGTGCGGGGCTCGCGCGGTGGCATTTGTGAAAACAACACTTTCCGAAGTGCGGTTCTGCAAGAGGCCCGCCCGCTAGTGCGACTGTGAACCCTACGGCAATACCGCCGCAGGAGTCTCACCGAACATGGACAATCTCAAGCGCCTTCAGGACGAAGCGGCAACCCTTGCCAACCGGATCGACGCCGTGCGCGCGATCGAGGCAGAAGACACGACCGCCCGCGATGTCGAGCTCATCGACCTCAACAAGCGTGCCGACGAACTGACCGCCAAGATCGACTTTGAAAAGAAGGTGGTCGAGTCGGCCAAGAATCTCCGCAGCGTGGTCGAGCGTTGCTCGCCGGCTCCCGAGGTGAAGGAAGAGCGGAGTGAGAAGGTCCGCGTCGAGGCGGTTCCGTTCTCGGGCCGGCTCCGTGCGTTTGAGAACGCGAAGGACGCCTACTCGGTCGGCATGTGGTTCAAGGCCAAGGGCGGTGACGCCGAGGCCAAGCGGTGGTGCCAAGACCACGGCGTTGAGGCTCGTGCCCAGGGTTCGACCGGTTCCACGACCGGTGCGGCCTTCGTGCCTGACGTGCTCTCCTCGACCGTCATCCGCCTGGTCGATCAGTATTCCGCCTTCGCTCAGAACGCCACCAACGTGGTGATGCCGAGCGACGTGCTCCTGTTCCCGCGTCGGACTGCCGGTGCGACGGCCTACTGGATCGACGAGAACTCGGCCATCACTGCCAGCGATCCCACCAGCAACCAGGTGACGCTGACGGCGAAGAAGGTGACGGGTGCGGTGGTCATCGCGTCGGAGCTCCTGCAGGACTCCATCGTGTCGATCGCCGACTGGATCGCTGCCGAGCTCGCCCTGACGCTCAGCAACGCCGTGGAAGCGGCTGCGTGGTCCGGCAACCCGAGCAACGCCCCTGGCGTGGCCGGTCTTGTGACGAGCCACACGGGTGGCCTTCTCGCTGGCTCGGCTGCCACCTACGCGGCGTCGCTTGTGACGGCTGCCGGTGACACGCCCGACGAGGTGACGAAGGCCAACCTTCTGGCGATGATGGCTGCGGTTCCGCAGCACTCGCGTCAGGGTGCCAAGTGGTTCTGCTCGCCGTTCTTCTTCGCTACCTGCATGCAGAATCTCGACCTCGCCCAGGGCGGGTCGGTGGGTCTCTCGCAGGGCATGGGTCCGACGTTCCTCGGCTCGGAAGTGGTCCTTACCGACCGGCTCCCGAGCGGTGCGGATTCCACGGGTGCGATCATGGCCCTCTACGGGAACATGGCGAACTCGAGCTACTACGGCATCCGCCAGGCCATCGAGATCGCCAGCTCGGATCAGGTGAATTTCCTGAGCGACCAGACCGTGATTCGGGCGGTAGCGCGAGTGGCAATCACGCATGCAAATTTGGGCTCCTCGAGCGTCGCCGGCCCGATCATCGGCCTGGTTGGTGCGTGAGCCTGACGGCTTGACTCGATGTGCAGACTGGGCGGGCCGCTCCACTACGGGGCGGCCCGCTCTCTTTTGGAGTCACGCATGATCGTGCGAGTAGGTGGCACTGAGGCCGACATCCGGGTGGAGGCCATCCTGTCGATGCCCAGGCTGTCGTTTACGGCCAACCACTTCGCCTGGGCTCAGGCACTCATGCCTTTGGGGATTCGCCCCACGATGGGCACTGGTGCGTTCTGGGACCAAGTGAACACGCGGGTGATGGAGCAATTCATAGACAAATGCGAATATTTGCTGTGCATTGATTACGACACGTTTTTCACGAAGGAAGACTGCGAACATTTGTTTGCCCTGGCGATGACGTTTCAGTGTGACGCCATCACGGGGCTGCAGACCAAGCGGGAAGACGGCCGCCCCATGCTGACGTTGAAGGGCACGCTAGACAATCCGCCAGAGGGCGGCACCACAAGCCTGCCTGCGTCGTGGTTCGCCGAGCCTGTGCAGGAAGTGGACACGGCGCACTTTGGGCTTACCGTGATCTCCACGGCCGCCCTGAAGCGCGCGAAAAAACCTTGGTTCTGGAGCAAGCCCGGCCCAGACGGCTCGTGGAATGAGGGCCGCACAGATCCGGACATCTACTGGTGGCGCAACTGGCGCGAGAGCGGGAACCGTGTGTTCGTTACGCCCCGCGTGGTTCTCGGCCACGGCGAGTACGTGGTGACGTGGCCGGGCCGTGATCTCGGCAAGCCTGTTTTCCAATGGACAACCGACTTCACGAACACAAGCAAGAAGCCCGAGACTGCATGGAGTGTGCCCCAATGACGAAAATCACATTTACCCGCGCGTGGCGGTCCTACCGCAAGGGCCAGGTGGTGGACATCTCCGGCGGCTTGGCCACGCAGCTGCTCGCCCAGCGCGTGGCGGTTGAGGACACGCAGGGCCAACTGATCGAGACGGCAGCCGTCGAGCACGAAGCCGAAACGGCCGACGCCACACCCAGGAAACGCCGCCGTGCAATATCGAAGCCTGACTCGCCAGACCGCTCCAGCCGTTGAGCCTGTGACGCTTTCAGAGGCTAAGGCCCACCTGCGGGTCGATACGGCCACCGACGATGCCTACATCGGCTCGCTCATCACGGCGGCCCGTGAGTGGTGCGAGCAGTACCTGGATCGCACGCTGGTGCATACCCAGTGGGTCATGCGGTTCGACTCGTTTCCGCCAGACGGCACCATGGACATCGAGCTGCCACGCCCGCCGATGGCGACGGCCGGCACTACCACGGCGGTTGCCCTGACGTTCACGTACGAGAACGGCACCACGTCTACCTACTCGACGGCCAGTTACCGCGTGGACCGGGACGGCGTGCCGGGCACCGTGAAGACGCTGTACGGCCAGACGTGGCCGCCGCACCTGCAGGACGATAACGCGATCAGCGTGACCTGGTGGGGCGGATACGGTGCCAGCGGCACAAGTGTGCCGGCGGCGATCCGCCACGCCATCTTGATGCTTACTGCCCACTGGTACGAAAGCCGCCTGGCGGCTGTTGCCACGGGTGCCGTGCCGCAGGACGTGCCCTATGGCGTGAAGTCTTTGCTGGACTCGCAGAAGTGGGGCAGCTACCGATGATCGACCCCGGCAAGCTCCGCGAGCGTGTCACGGTGCAGATCGCCAGCGGCACCACCAATGCCCTCGGCGAAACGGTGCTGGCCTGGGCTGACTCGTCGGCCGTGTGGGCGAGCGTCGAAGGCGTGTCTTCCCGCGAAGCCCTGGCGGCTGGCCAGCAGGATACGACAATCACGCACCGCGTGCGGCTCCGCTACCTGCAGGGCCTGACGCAGCGTGATCGGTTCTCGTGGCGATCTCGCACGCTGAACATCGTCAGCCTGCTCGAGTACAAAAACCGGGCCGAGCACGTTGCCATCTGCGAAGAGGTGACGTGATGGCTGGCGGAATCGACGTGAAAGTTGAGTTTCCCGAGCTGCGGGAATT